GTTCTCTTCAATGGCGATTGAGAGATAGCCGTCAGTGGGGTAGGTGAGCGTCGTCCCTGACTTCGTGACCACGAAGTTCGCCATGTACGTTCCAGCCACTGCGGTCTGGCCGGCTGAGAACGTGAATGAGACCGTGCCGGCCGTTGCGCTCACCACAGTGGCACTTGCGTTGATCGAGGCCGTAGAAGCCACCAAAGACCGCATGACGAAGTTCACGGTCGAGCCAGTCAAGTCGACGACCGTGCCAGTGTTGTCGGTAATCGTCTGAGCCAAGACAGGAAGCGTGTCTCCCTGTTTGATGACGAAGTCGTATGCGGCCATAAGGGGCTCCTAGATGAAGGTGACTTCGGAGATAAGCGAACTACCGGCGCTGGCGTTGATGATCAGCGAAGTAACTCCACTTACGAGAGGGAACGCAGCCCACAGCGCGGCGCTTTGAGGCGCCACCGACAAGCCGGATCCGGTATCCAAGTTGGTTCGCACCTTGACTGTCGCTGTCGTTCCCGAAGGGAATACGATCAGCGCTGCGACCGCGCCTGTGGGGACTGCGATTGTGTTGTCGCCGGTGGCGAGAGCAATATCCTGGACAGTGCCGATGTTCGTGGTTCCCGTCGAGGTGATCGGCCCGAGGACCTTTTCACCAATCGACAGACCAGCCGACATTCCAGTAACGGTGAGAGTGCCGGCCATTTTGACTAGGCCTGGCTAACGGCAGTCTCGNCGACAGACGCTNCGACAGCCTTTTCAAGTTTGCCGGTTGCCGCCTTGGTCGACTTGGTGATTTCTGCCTTGATGTCTTTGAGCCGGCCTTTGAGGTCTGCCAACTCGGCGTCAACTGCTGAGGCAATGAGCTGCTCAACGTGCTTTGCCTCTGTTTCAAGGGCTTTGATGTATGTTGCAGAATCCATGAGGAATCCTTTCAAGGTGATCGAGTGAATCCGCACTGCATCCAAGACAAGGAACTTGGACACAGTGCGCATCCACCCGAAAGTGGAATGCGCTATCAGTTGGACTAGAAGCCCGATGGTGCGGCGAGGCCGGTACCCGTGATAGTTGACACCGATTGCGCGTAACGAACGAGCAGAGCGATGTAGTTGTAAGCGCGGAATCGCACGCCAGCAGTGCTGGACAGGATTTCACGGAACACGTCAGTGCGAAGTTCGCCCTCGAAGAAGAGGACATCATCGCCACGAACGAGAGCGATCTCGTCTTGTGTGGTGCTGACGGTCGTAGGCATTGAACCATCGAGGTACACGGGAACTCCGAGAACCAGGTTGGCAGCCATGCCTTCAGCTGTGGGGTCTGCGTTGATTGCTTGAGGGTTCCAAGCGCCCATGCTCGACGGAACGACGAGCGGTCGGTTGTTGGAGTCCTGGCCAGCAGCCATCCAGTAGTAACGACGTGGGTGCATCCACACCTTGACACCATCAGCACGCTTACGGTTCTGAGCGAGTTGGCTCAGGCCTTGTGCCAAAGGAGCAAACAACTTCGCAGCCGTTGGGCTTGCGTCGGTGTAGGTGATTGCGTTCACGCCGGAAGTGTTCAACACACCAGTGATCTGGCCCGAAGAACCCGATCCGGTCAGCGCCTGGGCGTTGACTTGGAGGTTGTAGTCAGCCAGCAAGTCCTGGAGGATCACTTCATCAATGATTTGATGGGGTGACTGCTCAAGGAGCTGCAATGACACGTCGACATAGCCGCCAACGGTCTTGACAGCTGCCGTGACCTGCGTGTCCGCGATGTCCTGGTTGGACAGCGCTGCGTTGTCGGCGGTCTGGATGCCGGTCAATGTTCCCGTTGAAAGTTTCGGGATGTTGATCGAGTCCGTGCCGGTTGGCAATGGTACGTTACGCAGGCTGTTCACGAATGGACGACCGAAACGCAGGTACTGGATGTAGTCATCGATCAGGTAGATCGGGGGTACGAAGTATCCGCCAGATCCGTCTGTTCGGCTACCAGCTCGCTTTTCAAAGACGGAACCTTCGCCGGCTACGCCGCGCATTTCGGTTTCGGCCTTGGCTTCACGACCCTTGGCTCGCTTCGTGAACTCAACGTCCATTTCACGACCGTGTCGCTGTAAGCGCTCAGACGCTGCCAGCGTGTCGCCGGCCATGCCGCCGTGAACAACTGCCATGTCCTTGAAGTAGGAGTTGCGCTTCTCGCGGTTGTAGGTCAAAGGCTCCGACTTGACGTCGACAGACTTAGCGGCCGCAGCAGCTGCAAAGCGTGAACGCTCGATGCTTTCGCGGAGTTCGATTTCTTTGGTGAGGTCTTGAATCTCGACGTGGATGTCAGCGGCACGAACTTCTTCGACTTCTGACAGGTCACGCTCTTCAGCCTTGGCGGCGTCAAGAATCGTCTCGGCTTCGGTTGCGAGGCCGTTTCGCTTCTCAAGAAGAGACTCAAGTAACGATGGTGTTACTTCAGACATAGGTGTCTCCTTTGTAGGAATATGGGTGGGATTTGCTAATCCAGGTGGTGCTTTTGGGCGCGTCAGGTGAGCCATCGAGTGACTCGGCGTGAAGTGCCGTGAAGTCCGGCGTGGGTATTACTTGCGAAGGTAAGAAGATGCAGATCGCAGCTGCGCTAAGGCAAGTTTCGGCGATCCGCTTCGCATTCCTTCATCGTCGCTATCGGGCTCTTGATCGGCCCACATAGCGGCGTCTTGGGCCTCGTCTGGGTTTGTGACTCCCAGGAGATCCGAGATCAGTTGCTGCGCTTCATCGACAGCCGTATCGGCTGAGGCAACGAGGCTGAGAATGTGCTTCAGAGTGGCTTCATTGACCGCTGAGAGCGTCGCTCCTGCGCGCAATTCACGAAACAGTGCTCCCATAGCCGAGACCGTGATTCCGCCTTCACTCAACTTGGAGCGAAGCGACATCATGCCGGTCGTCGCCCCGTTGGCTGGATGCTCAACGATCGAAACATCTCCGTGATTGAGGTTGAGTTCCGTGATTCGACGGATCTCTTGATCGTTGCCTTGCCATTCTTGACGAGTTACTCGGAAAGCGAACGACATTGCTCCAAGGTGTCCAGCCTCAACGGCCTGGCGAACCAGCAAAACGTCTGCACGCTCACGATTGAGTTCCGCTCGAGCAAGGAGGCCGGTATTGTCAGCCGACAGTTGAAGATCGCCAGCCGTAGTGCGAGCCAAGGGCAGCGCATCGTGGTTGATCTTTAGGGAAACGTCAGGGTTTTCGCTAAGCGTCTTAGCGAATGCGTCTCGAGCAATGATTTCGGTGTAATCACCGAGCGCTGGGCTCCAGATGTCATAGCCTCGCTCGACGACTGATGCGTAACCCTCGAACTGAAGTTTGGTGCCGCCAGTGCCGTTCGGCATTTCACGCAACTCAAAAGCCGGTACGTCTGGGGAAGTGGCCAGAACTCGAGTTTCGGTGATGCCACGCATTTGATCGATGAGGGCTTCGCGCACTTCAGCGTCTCGCTTTGGTGCGTCATTTTCAGGTGTAAGGGTGTCAGTCACCGAGGCTCCTAGTGTGAGTTTGGGTTCGGGTTGGTGCTCGGTGCCGACTGCACTGGGGTTTCGTCCCCTGGTGCGGTGTAGGCGCCATTTTGAGCACTGTTGAGCGGTGCCATTGGGTTATCGGCCCAAGGGAACTTTTGAGAATCAAGAGGTGGTAGGCCTTCTGCTCGACGCACCTCGTTTGGCGTTGACACGCCGATATTTCGAGAGATCTGATGAACCTGGAATCGAGTCAGCGAGTTCGCAGCGGCGCGTTCTGAAAGGTCGATTTCAACATATTGACCAGCAGGCACCAGTGTTGAAAAAGCAATTTCGTGACGCTTTTTCCAACCAATCAAGGTGTTTCGCTCAAAGGACAGCTCTTGCTGCTCGACATCGGCTGCCTGAACCGATCGGTCAGCGACTCCCATCATGTGCGGTGGAATCCGATAGATGGCCCCGATTTCAGAAAACGAAAAGGCTCGCGATTCGATGAATTGTGCATCTTTCATCGTCATAGTGACTTGCTGCCAACTAACTCCACCAGACAACACGGCAGGCAGCGACGAAGCGGTGATTCCGCCGTGTGCCTCGCGCCATTGTAACGCCAGCGATCGAGCTTCTTCATCTCCCAGGTCGCCTGGGACGTTCAAGATGCCGCCAGGTTGCGCTGAGTTCGAGAAAAACGCTGCAAAATACTGGTCGGCGCTTTGCGCTATTGAAAGTGTGGTGCGCAGGACTTCGATTGGGTTGTAGCCAAGCGGTGAGCCAGGAGCCGAGAATGCTCGAACATGCAAAACATCATCAGGTGGAATGAGATCGTTCATCATTCGGTATTCGAGAACACCAGTCGTCGTGTTTCGACGAAGGGTGACGGAGTCGGGGTGACATGGCATGACCTGCAATGGGTTGCCTCGAACGTCACGCTCGATGATGCGGCCAAAGAAGTTTCCTCGAAGTCCAAGAGATATTTGAACTTGCGAACGCCAGTCGAGTTGCGAAATCTCCGAAAAGGGCTGTGCAAGAACTGGCGAAAGTGCAACCTCTCGTTTGTTATCTCCGAAACCAGTGAACTGGCGAATGGTTGGAGTCGAAAGACAATCAGCAAGGATTGTGTTTGCCGTCCAAACGGCAGCGACGCCCAGTGCCGACCGCTCAGAAACTGAAGTTCCTGGGCCAGCAGCGCCTAGCATCCCGTTGGTCGGTGGAACGCTGTTACCCCAAGGCGTGTAGGGATTACCGGCTCGAGATTCTCGATCTCGGAGCGAAGAGATCAAACCTTTCATTCAGATTCTCCGTCCGTAGATAGAAGTTCTCCAGCCGCGAAAGCGAGAACGCCGGCAATGATGAAACCGGCTGGGATGTAGATCAGGAAAACGCCGGCTGCGATCGCTGCCATGCCAATTACTTGAACGATCTTGAGCATAGAAACCTCAATCAGAAAGAGCGGAAAGATTCAGGATTCGTGGCGAGAATGTTTTGGCATTCGCTGCGCGATCAAAAGCCATCACTGAGGCGACGGCGAGGTCGATCTTTCGCTGCGATTTCTTTGATTCTTTTGAAAGCCGTGAACCTCGCGAATCGGTGCGAAGAACTGCGTTGTTGACGTGACGGGCCAAATCTGCATTGCCAGAATGATGCAAAGATTCGTTCATCACCGCTTCATAGAAGCGCTGGGTTGCTGGAACCATTCGTTGCGGCGACTGAGGAAACTCGACAACGGGAAGCCGTTCTGCGTCAAGCACCTGCATCGTGCGAGCCCATCGGAAAGGGTCGCAAGCGATCTCGACAACTCGCCACTTTTTGCACGCATCTCGAATTGTTTGTTCAACCTCATCGATTGAAACGACCCAGTCTGTCGAGGCGGTCTTTGGCCGTTCCCATGCGCCAACGACATCGAGGAAGCGATCCTCTCCAGTTGTGCAGACAACTAGCGCCGTTGAGTCATTGTTGAAAGAACCGTCGAAAGCAAGCACGACTGACGACCCGTCTGGAATCGCGCGTTCAGCGTCCTCGACTTTGTTCCATGCACCGACTGGAAACCAGGCCGACTTTGCAGCGACCCATTCGTTCAGTCGTTTTGTTCGAAACTCGTTTTCTGGCGTGCGTTTGACAGCGCTTTCAAAATCTTCGGGATCGATGAGATCCCCAAACGCGGGATTTGCCATCTCCCAAACGGCTGGATCTCGGTGGTCGCTGTGTTCTGGAGCGCCCCACCAGGCGAAGAAGAAACTTGGGTCGTCGATGGCGCCCGACGCCACGTCTTTGCCGTATTGAAACAGGCGATAACAGACAGAATCGCTTCCAGAAGAATCGGTCATGACGCCGGCGGTTGTAATGGCCAGCACTAATGGGTCGATCCGAGCAGCGGAGCCCAGGGTGAGAACGTTCCAAAGTTCGTCGTTTGGGTGAGCGTGCAGCTCATCGACGATTGCTCTTGAAATGTTCAAGCCTTCTTTGGAGTAGGCCTCTGATGACAAGACTCGATAAACCGAGTTCGTTGAGGGAACTTCAACGACATCTCGCATCACAGTGCAAAGGTCGTTGAGGTCAGGCTGGGCTTTGATCATGCGCTTGGCTTCACCAAAGACGATCCGAGCCTGTTCCTTTTCGGCGGCGGCTGAATACACCTCAGCGCCTTGTCCTCCGAAGATCAGGCCGTCGAGAGCGAGGGCTGAGCCCATTGCACTCTTTCCATTCTTGCGCGGCAAGCCAATCAGCCCAACTCGGAAGCGCCTCCGACCATCGCTTCGACGTGCGAAGAGGTGGCCAAGGAGTTCTTTTTGCCAGTCCCGTAGGACCATCATCTCGCCGGCGTGACCAGCGAAGCCATCTTTAGAGATCGTGCAAAGCGCCTCTAGCGTTTCAGCAATTTCTAATCCATCGCCTTGTTCAATCTCGGAATCAGTAGCGGCCGTGAGAAAGAGCGGCGGCCAGCCACTAGCCACGAGAGTCTCGACGAGCCATGAGCTCTTCGATCTTTGACTGACGCTTGACTTCTGCCAGGCCAAGTCGAGCACGAGCGGTCGGAGTGAACCCTAAGTCGCTGAGCCATGACTGGAGTTGACGTTCGGAATCTCGAAGCATCTTCACCGCTGGGTTGGCGACTTTCTTCATCATCACGTTGCCGGTCGAGGGGTCGATCGCAGGGCCTTTCGGCGTGACGATTGGCTGCTCGAGCACATAGCCATCGTTTGAGATCTGCTGGGCTAAGCGGTCAATGTCGTCATAGGCCTTGCACACGAGCGCCACTTGCGGAGCGTCGAGGTCAGCAGAAAGCCAGGGGCCGGCAGTGCGCCAGATCACGGGCCACGCAGCTGCGCCGGCCTGACCGAGCACCATTGGCGCTGGGGGGATTGAATCGATCGGAGCCAAGAGCACGACTGGCTCTGGCAGTTCACGTCGCCCAGGGTTGCCGGCTCGACGTTTGACCTCAGTTGGCTTGGGTGGTCGGCCTCGCTGTGCCATCAGGCCACCAAAACGACTCTGGAATTACGCGATTTTGCGCGAAGTCC